CATTGTCGATAGGGGCGAATTTGGTACACGAGTTCGTGCATGAGGTGGAACTGGATTTTGGTGGTTTGCGATCATATTCGTTTACTGATGTAGTGCCAGCGAATAGCTACACTGCCCTCACTGGTGAGTATCTTCTTTTCGGCATAGATGCTGGTTTTCCATCAGGAAGGTACGGCCCGTCTTTTTCGAGTCCTAGCGTAACCACGACCTTCGACATTGTCACACTGATCGAGACAGAGATTATCGACATAATTTCCGATATTATAGACACCAATATACCTATCGGAGAAACCGTCACTGACGTGGAAATAGCGGTCAACACACCCAGCGGCGATCTGGTGACTACGATGGAGATGGATATCGAGCCACCGATGGAAATACAATCCATAACCGTTGCTCCCACACTTGCTCCACCACTGACAGAAGAGCAAACGGCAGAAGCAAATGTCGAAGCAGAAATACAAACCGAAATACAGGATTCAGTTGAGTCCGAATCAACACCATCCGAATCAGCGGGCGTCGCTTCCGTGCCAGCAGTTGCAGCTACCTCTAATGAGGAGGAACCACCGGCGAGTTCGGCGTCGCGTGAGCAAGCTGTTGAGCGGCGTCCGCTGACCCAGCGGGAGAAGGTTAAGGCAGCAGCCCAGCGGATAGTGAAGAAGATCGCACCCAGCCAGCGGTACAGCGCCGCCAGCCAAACCACTACACTGGTCGTGATGAATCTAATTTCTGCGCGGGTTGTAACTGATCTGGTTATTCAGGATAAGGCAGCGGCCACGTTCTTCGTTGCATCAACCGTACCGGACGGGCCGTCGATGGTTGACCCGATGACGAACTACAGGCTTTTCGGTCGGGCCAACGGCGCACACAGCGCGTTGGTCGAGAGCCAGTGGAACAGGTAGATGGCTGAGATAGAATACAAGGGTATAAAGATGGGAGGCAGCAAACTCCTATTGATATTACCCTTGATTGGAACCCTGGGCGGTGGTCTTTGGGCAGGTTTCGAGTTCTACAAAGATTATATGAACATGCGAAAAAAGATAGAATCTTACATGGCTCCCGACCTGTCAGGCTTCGACAAAAAACTCGCTGTTATGACTAAAACTATGGGAACAGTGAACAAGGAAATGGCCTCGGTTCGCAACAGGGTGTTGGAAGTGCAGCAGATCGTGCGGGATATTCGTCAGGACACCAGAGCCGACGCCGCATCTTTGGAAAACGCTATTTCTGCGGTTGATAAGCGATCTCGCACTCTTGATTCGGAGACCAGAGCAGCCATGCGACAGGCCGAAAAGACCATGCGCGGCATCGTGGCGAGCGCGAACGAGCGGTTCGATGCCAAGATCAACCGCGCCACCTCCACTGCGCGACAGTCTGAAAAGAATATCCGCGATATTACGGAGTCCGCATCCGGTCGCTTTGATGCGAAGATAAATGGTATTGATGCCAAGCTGAATGTGTTTGAAAAAATGCAGGATAAGAAGCTCCGTGACGCTCTGGAAAATCCTTTGTTAAGAAAGTGACATGGCTCGAAAACAGAAGAAGCTAGAGACAGACAGTTCGTTTAACGAGCTAGATCTCGATGGCGATGGAGTGGTTAGCGATCAGGAGCTAAAGGCCGCTGCCGCCATCGAGGCGTCGGAGAAAATGGATGCCCAGCGCAGGATGGCCTGGATGGCAATGGGGTCGATGCTCGTATTTACAGCGGCGGTTTTTCTGCCTATTTTCCCAGATACTCGGATAAAGGCTCTTTCGGACTTGTTCGGCTTGTTTTATATAGGACAGGCGGGTGTTGTCGGAGCCTACATGGGTATGACAGCCTACATGACTAAAGGAAAATGACCTGATGGATGGAATCCTTCTTGCAGAGCATCTTCTCAAGTCTATTCAAGAACGGCGGGAGCGTATTTCTGAGATGTTGGTAGGAGGCACTATAAAAGATATCGAAGAGTATAAGCAATTGGTTGGCAACATTGAATCTTTGGACTATATAGGACAGGAGTTAAGAGAAATCTTGGAAAAGGCAGACTGATGAGGGAGAAGTCCGAAGTCGTTAACAGCGATAGTCCTGTATCCTTTGATAAGGCATATGTCGAGGCAGAGGACCGGGTTCTTGATCCGACCAGGCTGGAGGCAGGCTCTTTTGAACGCCTTCCTTTTCCTACAGGATGGCGGTTGTTGATTCTTCCCTATAGAGGCCATGGAAAAACAGAGGGGGGCGTCCTTTTACCGGATGCTGTTATCGACAGGGAATCTGTCGCCACTGTTTGTGGCTACGTTCTGAAGACCGGTTCACTGGCCTACAAGGATACCGAGAAATTTCCCGAAGGACCGTGGTGCAAGGAAAAGGACTGGGTAATCTTTGGGAGATATGCAGGCGCTCGCTTCAAGATTGATGGCGGCGAGGTCCGCATTTTGAATGACGACGAGGTCATAGCTGTCATACAGGATCCAGAAGATATCCTGCACTTCTAACATGGAGATGTCCCATGCCAAGCCCTGATCAAGACGAACTTGTTGTAGATCTGCCTTCTGACGGTGACGACGTTACCGTAGAAATAGACCCCTTAACGGTTGAGTCTGCTGAAGTAATCCTTGATTCGAAGGATACCGAGCACGAAGTGTACAGTAAGAAGGTACAACGCCGAATTGATTCATTGACCAAGAAGGCTCGGGAAGCCGAGAGGCAGCAGGAAGCTGCTATCAAGTATGCACGAAATATTCAGGCCGAGAACACCCAGCTAAAAGGTCGCGTTCAGGATCTGGATGAGGGCTACGTCAACGAGTACGGCGACCGCGTTGCAACGCAGACGGAATCTCTGGAGAAGGATCTTGAGAGTGCCATAGCGACCAACGACACGGCAGCGCAGGTGGAAACCCAGAAAAAGCTTGCGCAGCTTGCTATTGAAGAGGAGCGCGTCAAAGCAGCAAAGCAACAGCAGGTGCAATGGCAACAGCAAATTGCAGCGCAACAGCAGGCAGCGCAACAGCAGGCAGCGCAACAACCTCCAAGACAACAGGTTCCTGCAAGGGCAGACCCGAAAGCGGAGGATTGGGCTTCAAGGAATAAATGGTTTGGCGATGACGATGCAATGACTTTTGCAGCGTTTGGAATTCATAAGAATCTTGTCGAGGATGAGGGGTTTGACACAGAGTCCCCCACATATTACGATGAACTTGACAAAAGAATACGGGAAGCGTTCCCGCACAGGTTTAGTGGTGGGACCACCGTTTCCGTATCAGAAGGACGCCGACCACAGCAGTCGGTCGCCTCTGCCACCCGCTCCAGCAATACTGGGCGCAAAACAGTAAGATTATCTCCAAGCGAGGTTGCGATAGCGAACAAGCTTGGGGTTCCTCTGGATGAGTACGCGAAACACAAACGGTAGGAGACGATAGATGGAAGACGAAACTATTGATCGGGCTCCCCGCACGTCCAAGACACGTGGCGCGAAACCGCGTCGGCAGCCTTGGGCACCCCCGTCTTTATTAGACGCACCTGCACCCCCTGAAGGATTTGTCCACCGTTGGATACGTGCCGAGGTCCGGGGCTTCGATGACCGGAAGAATGTTTCCGCCCGTATGAGAGAAGGGTGGGAACTGGTTCGGAAAGAGGAGTACCCCGATTTTGAAGCGCCGACCGTTGACAGTGGACGTTACGAAGGTGTCTTTGGTGTAGGAGGATTGTTGCTGGCTCGAATTCCAGTAGAAATTGTGGAAGAACGGAGCGGCTACTTCAATCGGATGAAGTCTGATGCAATGGAGGCAGTCGATAACGATCTTTTGAAGGAGACCCAGCATCATTCGATGGCGATTCAGAAACCTGAGCGCCAATCGCGTGTGACATTTGGAGGCCCTAAACAAACATAGGGCTTATTGTTAGCAACCCTTTTGCTTTTAAGGAGCACAGGAAATGGCAAATACCAATGGAGCCTGGGGGCTTCGACCTGTCGGGAAGATGGGTCAAAACTCCAACTCCACGGGTGTTTCAGGCTATACCTTCTATGAAATTGCCAATGGCAACAGTAATGTCATCTACTTTGGCACCCCGGTTATTCCGCTTTCGACGGGATATATCGATGTCGTGGGTGCGGCGGCAGGTGGCACCGTTGGGCTGTTAGGCGCTTTTCAAGGTTGCAGGTATGTCTCAAGCACCACGGGGAAACCCACGTGGAGTATGCATTGGCCTGGATCGGGAGCGGACAGCAACCATCCCGTAAGGGCTTTTGTCGCGGATGATCCGATGCAGATCTTTGTAGTTGCAACGGACGCCTCGTGGACGAGTAAGGCAACAGCACGGGCCGCTGCTTTTGCGAACGCGAACTTCTCTAGTGGAACAAGCGGGAGCACGACAACGGGTCAGTCTTCAGGTGCTTTGGCTATCAGTACTATCGCTACCACGAATACGCTCAATATGCGCATTCTTGGTTGGGAAGAAGATGCCATGAACCAAGACTTCTCTGCTGCTGGCATCCCTGCTTTGGTCAGGTTGAACAACCACTACAATAGCGCCAATGGTGCTATTGCTGGTGGTACTGTTTCAACCACTGGCGTATAGGAGGGTTGAGAAATGGCTATTAGCAGAGCACAACTTGTCAAAGAGTTGGAACCCGGCCTGAACGCGTTGTTCGGAATGGAATATGATCGCTACGACCGTGAGCACGAGAAGATCTTCTCCATGGAGAGTTCAGATCGTGCCTTCGAAGAAGAGGTCATGCTATCCGGTTTCGGAAGCGCACCCACCAAGTCTGAAGGCTCGGCGGTATCGTTTGACGATGCCCAAGAGGTGTATACGGCTCGCTACACGATGGAGACAATCGCGTTGGCTTTCTCCATCACTGAAGAAGCTATTGAGGATAACCTTTATGACCGGCTTGCAGGCCGGTACACGAAGGCCCTTGCACGTAGCATGAGCCAGACGAAGCAGGTTAAGGCCGCTGCGGTTCTTAACAACGCTTTCGACAGCACGTACACTGGAGGTGATGGACTTGAGCTATGTTCAACGGCTCATACCCTTGCAAACGG